TACCACTAACCCCGCCCAAATCCAAGTCAACTTGAATGAGATTATATTTACTTATATCTTTTATAGTCTTGGTTCCGCTATCCCATGATGTACTAGAATCAAATAGTATTTTATTCTTCTTTTTGAAATAATCAAAAATAGCCTGTAGGCTGTTTCCGGCTTGCTTTAAAAGCAAATATATTTCTTGATCGTTCATACCGCTCCTTTCTCATGCGGTACGTTTCCAGAAGTATACGGTTATATATGGTTGAAGGTTGTTGTGAGCTTTGCTGCCGCCTTGATCACGTCCAGCTGGTTGTGCCTCATTTCCGTTATAAACGTTCCAACCTCTTGCTGATGATCCGTAGGCAGTTAATTTATCAGAGCTAAGATACTTAGCTGTATTTCCGCCCCATGCGGATCCTGTATTTGTGTACATATGACCCGGATGTGCGGGCATCTCCGATTCAGTTAATTTAACGGTTTTTTTACCGCCCGTTTTTTCAACAGCATCAAAGCTTGTATCAGAATCATCAACTCCAACCAAAGTTCTCCCATTAGCGAAACGTACCCATGTCTGATTCTTAAATAATTTGTTTGGATCATAGCTAGCATTAACCGTCGTAATGATATGACCCACTGGATAGATCCAGTCTATTAATCTAGCTACCCCCCCCCCAGCAAATTTATCAGTTCTTGATACTCCGCGTCAGTAATCGTGTAGTCAATATTACCTACCCAAAAGCCTTCATTTTGTGCTTCGCCAAATAAACGGACTCCTTTACCTCCAGCTAATCTACTAATCACTGGAGCTCCCGTAACAATCCGGTTTTCTATGCTACTGATCTTGTCCGTCAGTGTTGCAATAAATTCCCACGTTGATGTCGGATCAGTGCCGCTTACGATCGTTGACGCTTCAAAACTCCAGCTTGACGTTGTAAGCGTCAATGCTGTATAGGTCGCAGCATCTATAGCTTTATATTTCAAGATCAGCGATCTGCTGTTTTGCCCGGCTACCGAAGCCACCAGACCATTGATAATAACCTTCGTGTTTGTCCCGTTTGGATTGCGATTTCCGTTGGCATCACACGGGTAGTACGTCATATTCGTGATTGCCGGTGCCGAATAATCCACCACTGTAATTGTTTTGGTCAGTGTTCTGGTTCTACCCCTGCTGTCAGTTACCGTAGCAACGATGTCTACGCTCCCTGCCGTATTCAGTGCATTCGACTGAAATTCTTCCGACTGATACTTTACACCGTCCAGTGTTACCGCATAGGATTTGATCGTACTACCGTACACACCTGCAGCGTTGACCTTCACATTCAGCTGTGACAGCGACCGGACAAACCGGTTTCCAAATGCCGTTGTGACGGCTGTAATGGCCTCGGATGCCGAAATGCTGCTGACTGTAGGGACAACACTATCAGGAACTGTTACTGTCAGATTCACAGATTTGCTCCCGATCGTCGTGCTGCCGGATTTAGTCGTTACCGTAACAACCGCCGTTGCCGATGTCCCAGAAATAGCGTTGATCCAGTTTTTCGGGATCGTGAATGCCGTTCCGGACGTGATCGTTTTACTGTACGATCCCAGTTTTACTGTCAGCGTATCGGTGAAACTGCTAGATTTTTTTGTAGCTGTGGCCGTCACCGTAGTTGACCCGTCAGCTGGGACGCTTGATTTATTTACCGACAAATCGGACACTCTCGGAATTGTCGGCAGTGTCAGAGAATTCGATGCTGTTATTGTAGAATAGCCGCCAACGCTTGCCTCATAGCCACCAGAGACGCTAACTGAACCGGCTCCATTACTGTTATGATAGACCCTGATCGTACCGCTCCACAATATGGTCGTTGATGTCTTGGGCAACTTGTGAGTAAAACTTGTGTAGTGAGATCCATTTACTTTAATGTATCCGGACTTGTTATTGTCATTATGTGTATTGTTGGTAGTCTTAGCTATAAACTTAGCATACACATCCGAATAGTTTCCGCTCACGCTTTGCGACGAAAGTGACAATTCTACCCATGCTGATAAAGCCATTTTGTTCTAACCTCCGATCCATACATCATTTAAATTGTTGCCTTTGCCTTCGATATGGGCTCCCGGACGTATTGCCCAGTTGTCCCCAAATCGAATCTGGTTCTGCACGGCGATGTTTCGCACCTCCAGCACCTCGTTGGTGAACTTCGCAACAGTCTGGTCGTTATATTTGAACTCCAGCGCATCATTAGTGAATTTCGCCTGTATTGGGCTGTCCGATTTGCCAATGATAATGTTTCCCTGCTCCAAACGAATGAACTGGTTTCGTTCAACGATTTCGTTACCCACATCATTGATCCGTTCCTCCAGCTGGTTAAATTCCAACTGAAAGCCGTCTGAATTTGCCTTAAACAAGTTCTGCACTTCTTCTTTATAGGATTCCAGATCCGTTGTTGTCGTGTACCCTTGCAAAATGGAAATGGTAACATTTTCCGCGGTCTGCAAAATATTTGTGGTCGCATTGCTGATGGTTTCGTTGACAAATTGCGTATTGTCCTCCGGTGCTGGCGTCCAGTCAGATGATGTATTCGATTTTTCCAGTTTTACCAGCTGCACAGTACAGTTATGCGCTGCCGACGCTGGCAAATTGTGAATGGTCAGTACATTGGCAGCCTGCGCCGGTTCGCCGGCATATGCCGCCGGACAAGTGAATGTGTATTCATAGCGTCCAGTATCTGCGTTAATAGCCAGATTATCCAGAATCACCGCATATCCATTGTCACGGTACGCTGCAAAGGTTCCGGCCGTTTTGGTAGCCTCAAAAGACAGGGTATAGGTTTCACCCACCTCCCAGTCCTCAGACAGTTCGTAACTGCCGACCAGCGTTTCGGTCGAAACCTGCGGATCCATCGAATCAAGAACGTAGTTTCTGCCGCCGATCCGCATTTTGCTGACCTTGGTAGCCAATGACGAAATGGCATTGGCGTTCTGAGTGATGCTGGTTTCTGCCGACGTCACCCGGTCAGCCAGACTGTTCGCTGCGGACTGTGCCGCTGCCGCCGCGTCTCCTGCAGCTGTAGCATCTGCCTGAGCCTGATCCGCTGCAGCCTTAGCCGCCGCAACTTCTTCATCCGTCGCATCCGCTCTGTTTTTCAGTTCGGTATACTTTGTCTGCGCTGCATTGGCCGCCTCCTGCGCCTGATTGGCTACTGTCTTAGCTGCTGCTGCATCGGAAATAGCCGTGCTGGCATTGATCTCTACCTGGTCTACTTTCGTAGCTGTGGAGCTGATCTGTGCCGCATTCTGATCGATCCGGGTTCCCAGATCTGTGCTGATCTGCGTCAGATCACTTTTCTTAGCGTAACTAGTCGTCATTTCATTAGAGAGCGTTTCCAGATTTGCCTGCAAAGCATCTATTTCCTGATTGGCTGTTTCCAGCTCACTATTGACTTCCCCTACTTTGGTTAATGCGGAATCAGCGGTATTTTTCGCTGTATTTGCCAGCGTATTTGCCGCTGCTGCAGTTTCGTGGACTTCGTTCCAGGTCGCTTCCAGAACTCCGTCTGAATACGTTAACAGGGTCGGATTTGCTTCTGACCATTCGGTACACCAGCGTGACCACAGGTATTTCCCTGCCGTCCATTCCGGCAGCGTTCTGACCCATTCCCCGCCCGTAATTTCAGCGCTTGATGTGGACAGGTAATACTGTTTCGTCATGGTAACGATGGACGGTGATGCTTTACCGTCTTTTCCTGTATCGCCGTACACACCGATGATTTTAGGTGCCAGGTCTTCCGTGCTCCCATCGCTATAGGTCAGGGCCTCATAATTCCACAGATACTTCTTTTCCGGCGTCATTACCGGCACGGATGCTCCCGTGCTCCATCCGGCAGTGTCAATGGTGATCCCGCTATCCTGATCGCTGACCAGATAATGTTCCGTGATGCTGACCAGGGATTTTCCCGGATCACCTTCCACCTTCGACCATTTATATACGGTCGGATCTGTCAAGTCAGGCTCCATAGTCTTGCGATTTGCAGCGATCCCGACATAGGCTTTGCCTTCCGGTTCCAGGCTGATTCCGTTTCCGTTTTCATCGTCTGCATATACGATCCAGGTGTAATAAACTCGGTTCTTGGCCAGCTCTGCGAACTGGGACGCCAGTGCCTGCACCTTGTCACTGACCCCGCTACTTTTTATCAGGTATTCGCCCAGGGTAGCTTTCTGTGAATCCTTGGTAATAGATATCTCCAACTTCAGGATTCTCGCCGATAAGTACAGCTCACCATTGTCATCCACCAGATTGATTCTGTCTCCGATCTTGGCCGCCGGCGGCAGCTCTGCAATATCGACTTCGTAGTTGACTTCGGTATCACAGATCTTTTTCAGCTCCGTGACAGCATGGGCGCACAGTTCTTTCTGGCTGGTCGTATCAAATGAATACGTTTTTTCGATATGCCCTTCACCCGTGCCGGTTTCTGATAAATAACGACTCCATTTCTTAACTGCTTTTCGGGATTTCAAGTACTTCCCGGAAATGTAAAAATCGCCGTCATCATACTTGTAACCGGCTAAGGTGATGGGATCTTCCTGCCCTTCTGGCGGTCCACCTGTAACATACAACGCAGTCGCCAGATTAGCTACAGAACTTTTGATCACGATATTGTTCAGATTCTTGTTGATTCTAAACACCTCACCAGTATCTTTGCCCCGTTTTTTATGGATGTTGATGTACTTGTGCAGTATCTGCAGCTTGTCAATGTCGAACGTATAGCTGATTTCGGCATTATCGAACTGTGTGGCCACACTGGCCAGTCTTTCAGTAACGGTAGTCTCGCCTTCCCATTTCAGTTTCCGGCTCAGATCAGGGATCTCATTGATTCCGATTTCAAAACCGCTGTCTTCTGTCCATTTCTCTACATACCACTTGATAGGGTATGCTTCTGTAGCCTCGAACGCCTGCGCTATATCATTCAGTAGATCCAGCCCCGCATCTTCAGCGTACAGGTAGATTTCCTGATCATCGATATCCAGTTCCGAATCAATGATAGTATAGAACTCCTTTTCGTCGCCGTTGCTCCGCAGGATGTAGTTGCCCGCCTTGACGACTTCCTGCAGCTGACGTTGTTCGGATTTCTCAAATGACACCGTACATTCAAACGATGCAACTCCGGTATCCACGTCTTCGATCTTTTTATCATCAGATGCAAAAAATCCTCGCGGCAGACCTGTTGATGCTTGCCCGAGGACTTCCATTTTTCTGTTCGCAAAATAAATAATCATAAGAACGCCTCCCGGTACCGTACTTTCAGCACTGGAGCATATTCATCGATAACCCAGCTGGAATACGCCACGCCGATCTGGTTTAATCCCGGCCGGAGCACGAAACCTTCCCAGTCATTGCCCAGCGCCCCAAGCTGCGGAGAACGGACGTCATTCAGGTAGATTTCTCCCTGATTGCAGTCCGCCACCAGCACATCATTGGCGCTGAATTTGTTCGGTATGTTCTTCCAGGTATCACAGTTATCTTTGATGAATTTAGCCCAGTAAATACCGTTATATGCCAGCGCATTCACAGACGAATACTGCTCAAACCGGAACGTTATTTCGGTGGCCTTGGTCTCTTTAATAGACGTATCGGTGTATACCTTTTTCAGATCTCCGATGGTGAATGTCACCTGCGATCCGCTCTTTATAATGCTGGACGTCTTCACGGCTGTACTGGAAATGTCCAGGTCAATCGTTTCGACCTTGGCGTCGTTCACATAAAACTGCAGACTCGCTTTTTTGCCTGCTTTGTTTTTCAGGATCCTGACACCGGCTAAAATCTTCTTACTGGATCCAGACCCCGAAACTGCCAGTGCCTGAAATCCGCCCATCTGCGTGCTGTCATTTTTCCCGGATCCTACGCACATCTTCTGTTTATAGGTAAACGTGAAATCAGCTGCCCCGGAAACTCCCGCAGAATCCGCCGGAATCGTCCGGGTGATGGATGGACCGTGAT